CTTTCCCTACACGACGCTCTTCCGATCTATCATCCGCTCGGGACGATCACCACAAAAGACCGGTTCGGACTGGTCAACGTGATTTTGGACATCAAAGGAGAAAAGTATATCATCTATGATATTTTTCTGCGGATGCTGAAACCGGAAGAGCTGAAACTGATGCAGGGATTTCCACGAGATTATATCATTAACCGAAACTATAATTTTAAAAGTTACCCGGTAGCGAAACAGGTGGCGCGGATTGGGAACAGCGTGGTGCCGATTATGGCGCAGAAACTGGTAGAAGCAAACTGCCCGTATCTAAAAGTAGGAGTGCGGGTGCCAAACCTTAACATCGATGACAGCCAAGAGCAGTTGAGATTTGCGTGAGGAGGTGATACCAATGGAGAAAAAGGTTCTGGAGCAGTACATAGACGCATGCGAGCTGATCAAAGAGACGGAAAAGGACATTAGACGGCTGAAGAAGAAGCGTCAGACTATTGTGCAGACGAATGTATCCGGGAGCAATCCAGATTTTCCGTACAACCCGCAGCACTTCAAGATCGCGGGAACAGCGTTCACTTATGAGGAGGATGCCAGATTGCGGCACGAGGAGAAGATTCTGGAGGAGCGTCGGGAGCAGGCCCAGCGACTGAAAGTGGAGGTGGAGCAGTGGATGAACCACATTCCACAGAGGATGCAGCGGATCATCAAGTACAGAGTCTTCGAGGGGCTCAGTTGGAGTCAGGTGGCGGCAAAACTCGGAAGAAAGGCAACCGCAGACAGCGTGCGGATGGAATATCTGAGGTTTATGGAGGCGGCGTAGAAAAATTTGAGAGAAAATGAAAGTTTGTTCGTTTTGTTCGCAATGTTCGTTTTCAAAATGTTATAGTGTATCATGGAGAGAACGGAAGGAAGGGTTTCATCTTTTCTTTACCTCCTTGTGAATGTATTTTGAGCGGCGGCTAGGGGTCACAGCTTAGCCGCTGACTTGGGCAGTATCAGCCCGTGGAAAATGCCCGAATGATGCACGGTGCAGATTGGTACCCTGCACCAACTGGAACGTAGCTCAGAAGGAAGAAGCAGTCGCATGCTATTCGCATGAGTCGACAAGGGCGCAGGTTCGAGTCCTGCCGTTCCAACTCTCCATTGGATGGAGATTCTCCGATTTGTTACTCTTATACAAGGATTCCTCGCAGAGATGCGGGGAATTTTTGCGTGCAGAAATGAGGTGAGCTTGAGTGACGGAAAAACAGAAAAAGTTTTGCGATGAATATTTGAGTGATTTGAACGCCACTCGGGCATATAAAGCAGTGTATAAAGGCGTGAAAAGTGATGAAGTAGCTAAAGCGGCGGCAAGCAGATTGTTAACTAATGTTAACGTTAAAAAATATATAGCTGATCGGATGGAAGAGATCCACAACGAGAAGACGGCGGACGCCCAGGAAGTAATAGAGTATCTGACTTCCGTGCTTCGCGGAAAAAGCAGTTCCACAGAAATTGTAGTTGAAGGAACCGGCGACGGCTGCTCCGAGGCACGAACCATCGAAAAGGCACCGTCTGAGAAAGAGCGCTTAAAGGCTGCGGAGCTTCTCGGCAAGCGATACGGACTGTATACAGAGAAAGTTGATGTGGCAACCGATATGGATCTCAACATCACGATTGACTACGGGGAGGACGATTCCGGATGAATATAAACGTCCAGATGAATCCGGGCTTCAAAGAAGTTGACCGTTCCCGGAAAAGATATATCGTTATGAAAGGCTCTGCTGGATCAGGAAAGAGTGTTGATACGGCGCAGAATTATATCCTGCGGCTGATGCAGGATCCGGGAAGAAATCTTCTATGCGTTCGAAAGGCGGACGTGACCAACAGGGATAGCACTTTTGCAGAATTGCAAGGTGCTATTTTTCGCATGTTTGGGGAGCAGTACAAGAAATATTGGCATATTAACAGCTCCAACATGATTGTGGAGTGTAAAATCAACCGCAATCAGATCATTTTCCGAGGCGTCAACGATGAAAAGCAGCGTGAAAAACTGAAATCCATTACATTCAAACGTGGCAAGCTGACGGATGTCTGGATCGAAGAAGCCACGGAAATTACGCAGGCGGACTTCGAGATCATTGATGACCGTCTCCGTGGTGAACTGCCGGATGGACAGTTCTATCAGATCCGGATGACGTTCAACCCGGTATCGGCGTACCACTGGATTAAGCGTGTGTTCTTTGACCGGTCAGATCCGGATGTTCTGACACATCAGTCAACCTACGAGCAGAACCGCTTTATCGATGATGCCTACCGAAGACGTATGATGCGGCGTAAGGAAGTGGATCCAGAGGGGTATCGGGTGTATGGCCTGGGGGAATGGGGCGAGGTCGCCGGACTGATCCTCAAAAACTATGTTGTCGAAGAATTTGACTGTTCACCGGAACGATTCGATTACATGGTCAATGCACAGGATTTCGGATTCAATCACGCCAATTGCATCGGTGAGGTTGGCTTTAAGGATGGTGATCTGTATCTATGCCGGGAACTGTACGTGTATGAGATGGACACGGACGAGATCATCCGGCTGGCGGAGGGGCAGTTCAACAAGCGCCTGCGCATGTGGTGCGATTCTGCGGAGCCGGACCGTATCAAGATGTGGCAGAAGGCGGGATACCGCGCAAAAGGCGTGCAGAAGGAGCCGAACAGCGTGCATGCCCAGATAGATTACCTGAAACAGCACAGAATCCATATTTACCCGTCCTGCGTCAATACAATAAAAGAAATTCAGCAATGGAAGTGGAAGAAGGATGAGCGTACCAACACTTATCTCGAAGAGCCAGTTCCATTTTTTGATGATGCCATGGCGATGCTTCGGTACTCCATTGAGGAAGAACGCAAGGCGAAACCACGGCTGAACAGAAAGGTGAAAGGAGGGATATAGAAGTGCAAACGAATTTGTATAGGCTGCCGTCGGAAGAGACGCTGACAGATGCCAAATTGAACGAATTTATCATGCGGCATTCCGGAGAGTGCGCATTTAGATACAGCAGGCTGCAGGAGGCCTACGAGACGGATTACCCGATCCTGCATGAGCCGTTAAAGCCCAAGTGGAAGCCGGACAACCGAATCATGGTCAATTTTGCAAAATATATCGTGGATACGATGAATGGTTTCTTCATCGGGCATCCAATTAAGCTACTGGTTGATGGTGGAAACGAAGCGGTTGAGAAATATGTTGAGTTCCTGGATCAGTACAACGATCAGGACGATAACAATGCTGAACTGTCCAAAATCTGCAGTATCTTTGGCAAGGGTTATGAAATGTATTATGTGGATGAGAATGGGAATATCGGTATTACATACCTGAGCCCGCTGGATGCATTCATGATCTACGATGATTCCGTGCTGGAAAGGGAACGATATTTCGTGCGGCTGTATTACGATTCGAATCAGATCCTTCATGGAAGCGTATCGGACGAGACGAAGGTCCGCTGGTTTACAATCAAAGGAAAATTGCTCTGGGATGCAGACGAGAAGATACACGGCTTCGACGGCGTTCCGGCATCGGAGTACGTAGAAAACAAGGAGCGTATGGGAATCTTCGAGCCGGTCCTTACGATGATTAATGCATACAACAAGGCGATCAGCGAGAAAGCCAATGATGTTGACTATTTCGCGGATGCCTATCTCAAGGTTCTTGGTTCCAAGCTGGAAGAAGACGATGTGGCGCATATCCGGGATGACAGAATCATTAATTTCGACGGGGACACCGAACGGTTGATTGTCGAATTTCTTCAGAAACCGGATGGTGATACCACGCAGGAGCATCTGATCGATCGTCTGGAAAAGCTCATTTTCCATATCAGCATGGTGGCCAATATCTCGGATGAGAATTTTGGCACCAGTTCCGGCATCGCCATGAAATATAAGCTGCAGGCAATGAGTAACTTGGAAAAAACGAAAGAGCGGAAATTTACCAGCGGTATGAACCGGAGGTATCGTCTGATTTTTTCAAATCCGGTCTCAGGAATGAAAAAAGATGACTGGGTGAAGATCCATCCACATTTTACACCAAATTTCCCGGCAAACCTGCAGGAAGAGGCAGAGATCGCGAAGAATCTGGAAGGTGTGGTCAGCCAGGAAACACAGCTCGGGGTGCTGTCTATTGTGGACAATGTACAGGATGAAATCAAGAAAATTGATACCGATCAGAACAAGGTGAGAGCGGATCCAGTGATGAAGCAGATGTTTGGCGGCGGTGGACAGGATGACGAGTAAGGAATACTGGCAGAAACGTGAGACGGAACATGCCAAGAAGAATAAGATGTCTGAGCAGACCTATGCAGAAGAGATCCGGAAGACCTATGCGTATATGGCGGATCAGATTCAGAAGGAAATCGATGGATTTTACGCAAAATACGCCAATGCTGAGAAGATTTCGCTGGCAGAAGCAAAGAGAAGGGTTTCCAAGCTCGATATCGAAGAGTATGGCAGGAAAGCGGCGAAATACGTCAAAGAAAAAGATTTTTCCGACCAGGCGAATGAAGAGATGCGGCTGTACAATGCAACCATGAAGATCAACCGTCTGGAACTGCTGAAAGCCAATATTGGGCTGGAAATGGTATCCGGATTCGATGAACTGCAGAAATATTTCGATCGGACGCTGACACAGCAGACAATAGAAGAGTTTCGCAGACAGGCGGGTATTCTTGGCAATTCCGTGCAGGAAAATGGGAAAATGGCGCGGGCAATTGTCGATGCGTCATTCCATAACGCCACTTATTCCGATCGAATCTGGATGTATCAGGATATGCTGAAAGCAGAGCTGGACAAGCTGCTGAAAACAGGGCTAATCCAGGGCAAGAACCCGCGGGAGCTTGCGGTGCACCTGCAGAAACGCTTCGGCGCAAGCAGGGAGGATGCAGAGCGGCTCATGGTCACGGAGCTTGCCAGAGTCCAGACAGAAGCGCAGAAACAGTCCTACCTTCGAAACGGATTCGAGGAGTATACATACGTTGCCTGCGGGAATGCAGATGTCTGCGAACGGTGCCAGGCGTTGGATGGCAGGCATTTCAAAGTTCAGGACATGATGCCGGGGACGAACGCGCCGCCGATGCATCCGCGGTGTCACTGCTCCACGGCAGCCTATGAAGACAGTGCAGAATATGAGAAATGGTTGGACTTTCTGGAGCAGGGTGGTACCACAGAAGAATGGGAAGCATCGAAAAACAGAAAGGCAAGATATAAAGACAACGAAGGAATATTCCAAACATTGGATGGCAGATCAAAGGGGCGAGACGTTATCAAACCTCGAAATATCATGAAAGAAATGAAAAAGTCCAGCATCGGAACGGAAATGTTGGAATATCTTCAGGAAAATGATATTCAAATAAAGGTATGGTACGGAGTTGATGTTGATGAAGGACTGGACGGACTTTTCGAAGATGGAGAAATCAACATTTATGCTGATAATACCAAAACGGTTCGTGAAACGGCTATTACGGTGATTCACGAGGCCACGCATGCCAAAATCAACAAGCCAAATACCAAAAGTCAAGAACTGCAATGCTATGTGAACGAGTACAGGCATCAAAACATTGAATTGACAGAGAAAGTGCTCCAGGATATAATTAATCATATAAATGATAAATATCCGAATCTGAAATGGGAGTGATTGTTTATGACGAATACTCTGAATATTCCGCCTCATGAGAGAGTAAAGCTCTTGAGGAAAGGCGAAAAAGTTTTGTGCAAAAAATGTAAAACAGGAATCATGATTCCTGTTGGCGACCGTGAAAAAACCAATACTTTTTACTGTGATTCTTGCAAGAATCAGTTAATTATCAACTGATGATAAGGAGACAGGACAAATGGCTCAGAATGATTATTTCGTGATTGTATACCAGGTACTGAAATATCTGTATGAATGCTTGAAAAAGGGTGAAAAACCAGAAGCGTGTTACCTTACAGCATCAGCTTATAATATTCCTGAGAATTATTGGCAGTATATCATTTTAAGCCTGATTACGGAAGAATATGTAAAAGGCATTGCTGTTAATCATACGAAAGATGGCGTTCTTTTAGGCGATCTGCCGGATGCTATTATCACGCCCAAAGGTATTTCATATCTGTTTGAGAATTCATTGATCGAAAAGGCAAAAAGGACGTTGAAAGACGTAAAAGAAATGGTTCCATTTGTATAATTAACCACCAGTCGAGAGGCCGGTGGTATTTTTGTACCTAATTTAAAAAGGAGGATTTGAGAATGAAAAAAGCTATGCTGAGTCAGCCTATGGGAGGCAAAACAGACGAAGAAATTATCGAAACCAGAGAAAGAGCCATGAAAGCTTTGAAAGAAAAGGGATTTGAAGTTGTAAATACGCTTTTCACAGACGAATGGTACAGCCATGAGAATATGGAAAAACGCGGAGTTGTTCAGATTCCGCTGTGTTTTCTGGCAAAATCTCTTGAAAACATGAGTTTGTGTCATGCAGTTTATTTCTGCAAAGGCTGGGAGAATGCTCGTGGATGCAGAATCGAACATGACGCTGCGGTAGCCTACGGACTGGAAATTATTTATGAATAGGAAAAAAAAGATGAAGAAAAAGGTAATGGCCTTGTTGGCGGTGTTTGTTCTGTTATGTGCATTTCTTACTGGTTGCACCGAGGTGTATAAAGTCAGCAACAATATTTCGCAGGAAGCCGACAATTTCAATGTAACCCGCAAACTCACAGTGTTAAATGCCAGAACCGACACGATCCTGCTGGAACTGACAGGAACATTTGCCCTGAAAAATAATACGGATAACGAACTTGAGGTCATTATCGAGACAGAAGAGGGCAAATACAAGAAAGATCTGGTATATCTAAATGACTATACCATGTATGTTGTCGAAGATGTTTCCGGAGCAGATGTAGATAAATACCATTATGAAATTAATTTTCTGCCAGAGTGGGGAGCGACAGTAACACACAAAGACTGAAAGGGCAACCATGATTGAAGTAAAAATCCGTCCGGATGAGATTACATTATTCGGCCATGCAAATTATGCAGTAGCGGGGCAGGATATCGTTTGCGCCGGCGCAACGGCACTGGTGCAGACGCTGATCCGGTCGATCGAGGATCTGACAGAGGATAAAATAGAATACAGCATATCACCCGGATGGGCAGATATCAAATACGGGAATTTATCAGAGAAAGCAAAAACTCTGGTGGATTCCTTTTTTGTTGGCATCTGTATGATCGCTGACGAATACCCGGACTGTGTCCGGATTGTGTAACAGGTGTGACCGGGATGTCGTTAAACTACAACACCAGGAGCAACGGCACGGGCCTGCATGGAACGGGACGGGGCAGAAAGGGAAAAGAAATGAAGTACAGAAACATGCGTTGGAGAATTCCAATGAACAACCTGCAGTTATTTGCAGAAGGTGAAGGAGACGGCAGCGGAGCCGGAAACGGAAACGAGGACGGAGCCGGAGCAGGTTCTGGAGATAGCGGCAATGAGATGTCATTTGATGATTTTCTTGGGCAGGCAGAGAATCGAGCAGAGTTCGACCGCAGGGTCCAGAAGGCGATAAATACAGCAGTGACCAAAGCGCAGGAAAAGTGGCAGGCACTGACTGATGACAAGCTTTCAGAGGCGGAAAAGCTTGCAAAGATGACTAAAGAAGAGAAAGCAGAGTACAAGACTCGAAAGCTGGAGAAAGAGCTGGCGGATCTGAAACGGCAGAATTCGATTTCTGAGATGTCAAAAACAGCCAGAAAGATGCTGTCAGATGAAGAAATCAGCATTCCGGATGAACTTCTGGCACATCTGGTATCGGAAAGCGCTGAAGATACAAAAGCGGCAGTTGAAGCTTTCGGAAAGATGTACAAGGACGCAGTGCAGGCTGCCGTAAAAGATGCCCTGAAGGGAAATGCACCAAAGGGCGGATCCGGCGGGAAAGGTGCTGTGACAAAAGAACAGATTCTTGCAGTCAGCAACCCGATCGAACGGCAGCGGCTGATTGCGGAAAATATTGCATTATTTCAGTAGGAGGAAAACAGCATGCATAAAATTGAGAAATTAGGGCTGCAGGTATTTGCAGCACCGGATAACATGACAGGTCAGGAACAGATCCGGGTAAAAGCCCGTGAGATTGATTTCGTTACCTCTTTCGGCAAAAACATTCAGGCGCTGCTTGACGTCCTGGGCATTATCCGAATGATCAAGAAAGATAACAACACCGTTTTAAAGACAAAAAAGGTGACAGGAAACCTGCAGTCCGGTGAGGTCGCAGAGGGCGAAGAGATCCCGTACTCCCAGTACGCTGTGGAAGAAATTCCGTTTGATACTATTAAAATCAGCAAGTATCGTAAGGGAGTAACCCTGGAGGCAATCGCGGAAAAGGGATATGATGCCGCAGTACAGGATACCGACGAAGAGTTCAAAACCGATCTGCAGAACGTTGTCATGGATAAGCTGTACGCACAGCTGAAAGCAGGTTCTCTGACTGGCCATGAAAGCACTTGGCAGATGGCGGTTGCTATGGCAATCGGAAAGGTTAAAGATAAGTTCAAAAAGATGAGAAGAACGGCTACCGGCGTAGCAGTATGGGTAAATACACTGGATGTGTATAAATATGTCGGTGCCGCGGATATCTCCCTGCAGACAGCGTTCGGCTTTGAGTATATGAAGAAATTCCTTGGCGCTGATGTTGTCTTCGTAAGCTCTGAAATCCCGGAAAACGTCGTCATTGCTACTCCACTCAACAACATCATCGGATATTACATCGATCCGGGCGACTCTGAGTTCGTAAAAGCTGGCCTCAGCTATACAACGGACCCGACTACTCATTTTATCGGTTTCCATGCACAGGGTACCTACGAGAGAGCAATTTCGGATCTGTACGCTATTATGGGTCTGCGCTTATTCTGTGAGTACCTGGATGCCATCGCCTACATCTCCGTTGGTGGCGCGGATACACAGACTCTTGGAAAACTGACCGTAACGGCGGCAGAAGGATCTGAAACAGGAAAAACAAAAATCTCCGTAAAAGAGCAGCTGATGTCTATGAAAAACTGCTGGAAGTACAAAGATGCGGCATCCGCGACTACCGTGAAATACGGCGATGACGTGAAAAACTGGAGCAAATGGGATGGAGAATCCGAAATCGCATCTACAGCAACCCATCACATCACGCTGGTTGAGTGTGATCAGAACTATAAAGCAGTTCGTTCCGGCGATGTAACAGTAGCTGTGAAGAGCTGAGAAGGAGGAACCTATGTACAGGGTGATTGAATACTTTACGGATCTTCATGACGATGACCATGAGTACCGAGAGGGTGATGTTTTCCCACGCGAGGGAATCAAGGTATCGAAAGAGCGTCTGGAAGAGCTTGCTTCGGATAAAAACCTGCGTGGAACCCCGGTGATCGAACTGGTAAAAGAACCAGAGAAGTAGGAGGCAGTCGATGCTCGAAGATCTGAAACTGCTTCTTGGACTGGAAGACACAGATAAAAAGACAGAACAGCAGCTACAGCTGATTCTGAATGCCACGAAACAGCGGTTGAAATTTCTTCTTGGCGGTCTGGAGCCGCCGGAAGAAATGGAATACATCATATTGGATGTTTCAGTCATTCGATTCAACCGAATCGGATCAGAAGGGCTCTCCTCTCACAGTGTTGAGGGCGAGAGCCTTTCCTGGTCTGAAAATGATTTTGCCGGGTACATGGATGATATTCAGTCTTATCTGGACAGCCAGCGGGAGGCAAGGAAGGGAAAGGTGAAGTTTTTGTGAGATACGATACGCCAATTTTCTTCCGGCGAGTCCTGCCGGGTGAGTATGATCCAACGACTGGAAACTATGCCGACGATCAGGTAACAGAGGTGCGGAAAATGGCATCTGTGATGGATACGCGGGCGGAAATCATGCAGATCGTATACGGTGGGATCCGTCAGGGCAGCGTGACAGTGCAGCTCCAGAACCATTATCAGAAGCCATATGACAGAATTCGGATCGGGAACACGAACTATAAAGTGGACTATACGCGAAAATTGCGTGTAAAACAGACATTCATACTATCGGAGGTGGTCTGATGCCGAAAATCAAGCTGGAAGGAATGGAAAAACTGCAGGTTAAACTGAAAAAAAACGTGCAGATGAGTAAAGTGAAACAGATAGTAAAGGATAATGGTGCAGCGCTGCAGGAGGCCGCACAGAGAAAAGCTCCAGTGGATACTGGTAATTTGAAACGAAACATCGGTCTTGAGATCCGAGATGGCGGTCTTACGGCGGAAGTAGAGCCGACGGCAGAGTATGCGGCGTATGTGGAGTATGGTACCCGTTTTATGAACGCACAGCCTTATATGCGGCCGTCCTATAACCAGCAGAAGGAAAAATTCAAGTCGGATATGAAGAAATTAGTGAGGTGAACTGATGGATCCACAGCAGGAATTGTTCAGTGCCCTTCTGGTTGCACTGAAAAAAGAATATCCGGACAGCGTGTATGATACGTTTCTGCCGCCGGAAGGCACGCCATACCCGTTTCTTTATCTGGCAGACAACGACCAGAATGACAGGGAAAATAAAAGCGCTGTGTTCGGGACGGTCAGCCAGACGATCCATGTATGGCACAGCAATCCACGGCAGCGTGGAACGGTATCACAGATACTGCTGCAGGCAAAACAGATCTGCAGGAAATTAGAACATACCGGACACTTTTCCTGGTCCGTGCAGGACTTGAATCAGAGAATATTGCCGGACACAACTACCAATCAGCCACTTCTTCACGGCATCGTGGAAGTGACTTTTTTATTCAGTTAGGAGAACAGCATGAGAAAAACAATTGATTTGCAGTTATTTGCAGATGCGATCCGTGGCAAAAAGATCGTCTATCTGTACCGTCTCAAGAAAGACGCGGCTAAAAATGCAGCTACAGCATTAGCCTTTACTACAGAAAACGGAAGAACGACAAGCAAGGATGCAGATACCACAGAGACCAAGGACGGCACGATTCGAACCCCGGGAGCAGCCGAGGTTGAGATTACGGCAACCAGTATTCTTGCCAAGGGCGACACACTGATCGACTCTCTTGAAGATGCCATGATCAATGATGAACTGGTCGAGATCTGGGAAGCAAATCTGGATGAACCAGCATCCAGCGGAAGCAATAAATTCAAGGGAAAATATTTCCAGGGTTACGTAACGGAGCTGGAAAAGACTTCGAATGCCGAGGATATGGTAGAAGTATCCCTTACCTTTGGCGTAAACGGAACCGGCGAGAAAGGCGATGTGACAGTGACAGCCGCACAGCAGGAAGTAGCGGCATACGTATTTACAGATACAACTAAAACAGGAGCGTAAAAATGCAGAGGGCGAGCAATCGTCCTCTTTTTTGAACAGTAAAGGAGAAAAATGATATGGAACTTACAATCAATGGACAGGTGTATCAGTTTAATTTTGGCATGGGATTCATGAGAGAAATGAATAAAAAAGTAACTATGCCGGTAGACGGAGTAAAAGATGCTAAGAAGAACATTGGCCTGAGATACGCTGTGGCAGGGATCATGGACGGAGATGTAGAGTCTCTTGAGGATCTGTTACTCGTAGCGAATAAAGGGCAGAATCCGAGAGCAACTACAGAAATTCTGGATGAATATATTGATGATCCGGATACCGATATCAATCAGCTCTTCGAAGATACGATGGGTTTCTTAAAGAGTGCAAATGCTACGAAGAAATGCGTCCAGAATCTCGAGAAGACGATCGAGGAAGAAAAAGCGAAGAAGTAGGCGATATAACTCATGAAGAGGCGAGCTTCGAAGAACAATACCGGGAAGCTGCAATCAGCTGCTTCCGGTATTTGGGATTCACATCGTTTGAGCAGGTTGATCGTCTGACGATAGCACAGTACGAAATTATGATGGAAGCGCTGAGATATCGGATAGTAGACGACGAATACAGGGCACATCGGCAAGCCTTTCTGAATTTTGCTGCCCAGGCGCAGAAAAAATCTGGGAAGAAAACAGTGCCAGTATACAAAAGATTCCGAAATTTCTTCGACTATGAAAAAGAATTAAAAAATGTGAAGGAAAAGAAACATAAGAAGAGCGATCCGCGTTTTGTTGGAATATCCAAGTTGTTAAAGAAAGGAGGGCGAACAGATGGCAGAATCTTATAGCGTAAAAGCGGTTTTGTGCGCGGAAGATAAAAACTTCTCGTCAATGATGAAATCATGTAGCAGTTATGCTGATAATCTGAAAAATACGCTTACAAGTGGAATTGGATTTGGTGCTATGGCGGCGATCGGATCCAAGGCAGTATCGGCAGTCGGAAGTGGATTAAAAAGTCTGACTACAGGAGCAATAAGCGCTGGTGCGAATTTTGAGAATGCTATGTCATCTGTAGCGGCTATTTCCGGGGCTACAGGATCTGACTTCGATCGGCTATCTGAAAAGGCGAAACAGCTCGGAAAATCCACGCAGTACACCGCAAGTGAGACAGCTTCTGCGATGGAGTACATGGCAATGGCCGGCTGGAAAACTGAGGATATGTTAAATGGAATCGAAGGTGTAATGGATCTAGCCGCAGCGTCGGGAGAAGATTTGGCAGGCGTTTCTGACATTGTAACAGATGCGATGACAGCGTTCGGCTTATCAGCAGATGGCACAACCAAAATTATTAAAGATGGTTTTACGAAAGAAGTTTCTAACGCTTCACATTTTGCTGACGTTCTTGCAGCGGCTTCGGCCAATTCCAATACAAATGTTGCCATGTTGGGTGAATCATTTAAATATGCGGCTCCGGTAGCTGGATCGTTAGGCTATAGTGTAGAAGATACAGCCATCGCTCTCGGTCTCATGGCTTCATCAGGATTGAAAAGCAGCATGGCCGGAAGTAGCCTTCGAACTATTCTGACGAATCTTGCAAAGCCAACAGATGATATCAGTGACGCAATGGATTATTTGGGCATATCGTTGCAGAATGGTGATGGCTCGATGAAGTCTCTGATGGACATTGTAACCGATCTGCGCGGTGCATTTGGACAATGCAAAATGCCAATGGATCAGTTCCAAGAGAACCTTGCAAAACTTGACGAAAAGTATGCCAATGGAGAGCTGACAGAAAAGAAGTATAATGAAGCATTAGCAGATTTAACGGAAAAGGCTTATGGAGCAGAGGGAGCGTTAAAGGCCAAATACGCTGCTACGTTAGCTGGAAAAGAGGGTATGTCAGGTCTGCTTTCAATCGTGAGTGCGGCACCAGAGGATTTTGACAAGTTAACCAATGCCATTTATAACAGTGACGGTGCAGCCAAAGAAATGGCAGAGATCAAAATGGATAATCTTCAGCACGATGTCGTGAAACTGCAGTCTGCTATGGAAGGACTTGGAATTACTGCATTCAACCAGGTTGGCGGAAAAATGAGAGGTTTGGTTGGCATCGCAACTGAGACGGTTGGAAAAATTGATGAAAAGCTTGCCAGCGGAAAAGGGATCGAAAAGGCTGTCGATAAAATAGAATCAATGGTTGAGAAAGCAAAACCATATTGGGATATTTTCAAAACGGACGCATTGGAAGCGGGAACGGCACTGGGCGATGCGGCTGGGGCGATCATAGGAGATATCAAGAAGCTTTCAGGTTCTTTTGGTAGCACAGAAAGTATTGAAAATTTTTCTACCACTTTGGGAGAGGCCAAAGATGGAATTGTAGCAGTTTCGGGATTTTTGGAAAAACATTCGGACGCGATTGCAAAAGTAGCGGTGGCACTTCCGAAACTCTTGATTGCATATAAAGGCTTTAAAATCGTTAAGGCTGTAGCACCATTTGTTGGCGCATTTACAGGAGCTGTTGGAGGGCTGGCAAAGGCTGGACTCGGGAAAATCGCACCTGGGCTATTTGGTGTTTCAAAAGGCCAGGAGGCGGTTGGAAAATCCAGCGGCGGTAGTGCGAAGAAAATGGTAGCGTCTGCCAAGGCTTTTATGATGATGGGCGTTGGAGTGCTGGCGATCAGCGCAGGATTCTACTTGCTTGCACAGTCGGCAATTGCAGTAGCCAATGCTGGTCCGGGGGCAATAGCTGTTTTTGCCGGTTTGACTGGCGTGGTAGTAGGGCTCGCAGTTGGTATGACGAAAATGTTTTCATCTATGTCCGGCGGTTCAAAGAAATTAACAGCGATAGCACCGGCGCTTCTGGCGTTGGGAGCGGCTGTGCTAATGATTAGCGCAGGTTTGGCACTTTTGGCATATTCTTCGATTCAGTTGGCGAGTGCCGGTCCGCTGGCTATCGGCGTAATGGTAGGAATGGTGGTTGCACTTGGCGGCTTGATGCTGGTGGCCAAGAGTGTAGCGCCAACGCTTTCGGCCGGAGCGGTTGGATTTGTTGCGTTTGGCGCTGCGGTATTAATTGCAGCAGCCGGAATCAGTTTGTTATCCTTGGCGGCTATTAATCTTGCAAATGCCGGTCCGCTGGCTATTGGATGTATGGTTGGCATGGTTGCGGCAATCGCTTTGTTGGCAGTTGGAGCGGCTGCTCTTGGACCAGCACTAACAGCGGGAGCAGTTGGCTTTATTGCATTTGGAGCCGCTATTGTTTTGGTAGCAACAGGTGCGTTGATTGCCAGCGCGGCATTGGCGGTTGTGTCCGCTGTTCTTCCTTCAATTGTACAATATGGAAGCCAGGGAGCGGTAGCTATTGCTCAGCTTGGCACAAGCATGATTGTTTTTGGCACCGGAGCTGCTGTTGGAGGAGTTGGCGCAACCGTGCTCGGAGTTGGTCTTGCGTTGGTCGGCGTAACTGCACTGGCTGCAGCCGCAGGAGTAATTGCATTGGCTGCCGGAGCAGCGGTGCTTGGAGCTTCGCTTGTGATGGCAGGTGCAGGTTTGACGATTATGGGAGCAGCATTTCCACTTGTAGCGGCTGGCGCAAAGGCCAGTGCGGCTGGATTGACGGCATTACTTGGATCTGGTACTGCGGCCAGTGCAGTTTTTGTGATTTTGGCAGGATCTTCTGGCGCGGCAGCTGTAACAGTTGGCGTATTTGCAGCGGCAATGGTGGCCGGAGCCGCAGGAACCGGTCTTATGGTAGTTGCTCTGAAATCAGTAAATTCCAGTATGAAGTCAATCGCCGGAAATGCGAAAAGCGCTGAAAAATCGCTTACAGGTATGCGCTCCAGCGTGAATGTTGTGAATTCTGGGCTGGATGCATTGGGAAACAAGGCGAAATCTGCGATCAGTGCATTGATTAAGCAGTTTTCCCAAGGTGAAAGTAAAGCGAAGACTTCTGGAAATGCGGTTGGAAATAATTTTAATAATGGCGTTTCAGCTGGAATGTCAAGGGCGGTTTCTACAGCAGAAACAATGTCAAATTCAATCGTAATTACCATGCGATCATCGGCAGGTGGGGCCTATAACAGCGGTGCTTACATCGGCATGGGTCTCGCTAACGGTATGGCAAGTCAGGTTGGCTATGTAAGAGCAGTGGCGGCACAGCTTGCGGCTGCTGCAGAGGCGGCAATCCGCGCGAAAGCACAGATTCACAGTCCGTCACGGGTTGCGGATAAGCTTGGTAGTTATTTTGGAATCGGCTGGATCAACGGGCTTATGGATCATGTCCAGGAAGCAAAACAGGCAACTATGGAACTGATACAAATTCCAGAGCTTGCACCTGTGCCGGAAATCGGGATGAGCCTTAGAACAGGCTATGAAGATCTGAACGACAGTTACCAGTACAGCAGCAGCGGAAAGTATACCATCTACGTACCGGTTAATCTGGACGGAAGAGAGATTGGAAAAGCGACTGCAACGTATACACGAGAAGAAATTGAGAAACAGGAGACAAGGGAGAACAGAAAGAAAGGCAGGAGAACTAATGTATAACTTTGTAGATACCACAGAGCGGTACCCAGGGCAGAACCTGCCTTCGGAGGCTCTCATGTTTAATGGAAACTATTTGGAAAATGTGATTCCCGGATACCGGACACTGTATGTGTCCGGCCGGGAAATTATCAATACAGAACTTACGGAGCTGGAAGTCGGTGCATTGGACGGTGCGAGGTACAGAAGGAAACGGTACCCGTCAAGGACGATCGTGGTAGGATATCAGCTGATTGCGGAAGATAATGGGGCTTTCCGGAATGCGTACAACAAACTGAATGCATTGCTGGATGAGGAGCAGGCAACGCTGATTTTTGCCGATGAACCGGATAAGTTTTTCATTGGAACAAAGCAGGGGTCTTCTGAGGTTCCGACCGGTAAGAACGCCATCGCATCAGAACTCGAATTTTACTGCGCAGATCCATTTAAATATTCCGTTGAGGAATTTACAGCCAAACCAACTGCGGATGGCGGAAAAACGTTCGTCGTGTCCTACAATGGCACGTACAAAGCATTTCCGTCCTTCCAGGCGAAAATGAAAAGCGACAATGGAATGATTGGATTCGTGAATGAATCAAAGAAAATCCTTCAGTTTGGCGACCCGGATGAAACGGACGGCGAAACGTACAAAAAAAGTGAAATGGTAACAAACTATAAGGACAGAAGAATATGGGCAAAAGATACGAAATGGACAGACGACACAGGAAATAATTTTCTTCACGACACGAGTAAAACAGCCGGAAAATTGAGTGTTATGGATGTTTATGACGGGACGCAGGGGCTGTATTTGGCCAGCAGTGGATATGCTACAACGGCAAATAAAAATGGATGGAACGGGGCAATGAAAACAATTCCGATTGTGGATTCAAACGGAACGAAGGGATCTGCAAATTTATATTGTTACGTGAACAGCTGGTTTGAGACGGGCTTGATGGGACAGACGGGGTGCCAGGCAGTTGCTTTTTGCGATGCAAATGGGAAGATGATTTGTTGCCAAGAAATCTATAAGAATGACATGAGTGGAAACACAGCGGCTATGTGCATGTGGGTAGGTGGAAATAAACCGCGAGTTGTAAAGAAATATACATTTGAGCCATGCTACAGAGACGATTCCAATCCATATAATCGTTTGCATGGTGATAGCGATATTTTAAAGAGTGGCGAAAAAATACGTTTCTACTGGTTTGGCGGATACAAAGAGTTCACAGTTCCGGAGTTAAAAGATACAAAAGTATGCAGCGTAAAACTTTACATTGGACAGTGGGGAGCGCGAGATACGGGAAATCAATTCGTTACGAGAAATTATTTCCGTGGGATTTCCATCCGCATCGACAATGTAGAGAAATGGCGAGATATCCCGAACAAATTTGCAGCAAACCAGATCTTAACGGCAGACTGCAGCAATGGAGATGTTACATTGCAGGGGCTTCCACGGCAGGATCTTGGAGCACTTGGAAATGATTGGGAAGGGTTCTACTTGAAACCTGGGACGAATCAGATCGAATGTATCGCTTCGAACTGGGCAACACAACCAGAGTTTACGATGAAATACAGGGAGGTGTTTCTGTGATTTTGTATTTTACGGACAGACATATGAATGTTCTGGGGCAGGCGAGTACACATCTTCCGGAAGGGCTGAGAGTTTCAGATGACCTGAAAACGGAAGAAGTAGAAGCTGGTGTTGCAACACTTGAATTTACACTGAATTATACAGAAAAAACGAGAAAAGAAGCTTCTCGGTATGGGGCAGTCGGAAATTACATTCTCCGAAAGAATGGAGAGGAAGAGGAATTCTATACCATCATTACCAGTGAGGAGAATGTTTTTAAACAGGAAGTCGAAATTTATGCAGAAGACGCAGGAATGGATCTACTGAATGAAACGGTTGGAGCCTATGCGGCCGACAAAGCATACCCGGCGAGCTATTACGTTGAGAAATTCAGCTACGATTCCGGTTTTGAAGTAGGACTGAACGAGGTCAGCAATCTGAACAGAAAACTGTCCTGGGAGGGGGAAACAACAGCTTCGGAGAGAATTCTGAGTGTTGCCACACAGTTTGATGCGGAGGTATCGTACAGTTTTGAGATCGATCGGCTGCGGATCCGGCACAAGTATATCAATCTACATAAAAAACGGGGAACAGACAGCGGCAGGGAGCTGCGGATCAACCGGGAGATCAACAATATCATTGTAAAGAGCTCTGTGGAAGATCTGGCGACCGCACTGTCTGTTACAGGAGGCTATCCGGAAGAAAGCGAGACGCCAATCACTTTAAAGGGATACAAATACGATGACGGCGACATCTATTTGTCCGGCAGCACTCTGTATTCCAGAAGTGCCGTGGCGAAATGGAGCCGTTATTTATCCGAAAAAGGAAGTGGTACGGGACATATCGTCCAGTCGTACACTTACGATACTACCAGCAAGTCAGAACTCTGCAACAGGGCAGTTTCAAAGCTGAAAAAGATCTATGATGCAGCGGTTTCCTATGAGGTTGAACTTGCGTATCTGCCGGATGGGATCCGGATCGGGGATACAGCGAATATCGTAGATGATGCCGGAGAACTGTATCTGTCCGCGAGAATCATGAAGCTGGAATCTTCGGTTGCGAACGATGAATATACCGCGACACTTGGGGATTATAAGGCAAAATCAAGCGGTATATCAGATAAAATGGTGGAACTGGCTTCACAATTTGAAAAACTGGCAAAGAACCGGACGTTTTACACTTGGGTTGTGTTTGCTGATACGGAAACGGGCGGCGGAATATCGCTCAAATCAGCTGGAAAGACATACATGGGTATCGCATACAATCAGACGACAAAACAGCCGGTACTTACAGACCCGAGCATCTATACCTGGGTAAAGGTTGTTGGAGAGCAGGGAATTGCGGGAGAGCCCGGAAAGAATGGTCTGACTAGTTTCTTCCATGTGAGATATGCTGATGTTCCGAACCCGACAGCAAATCAGTTGCGGAAGGATACAGGAAAATATATCGGTACCTATGTGGACTATATATTGGAGGACAGTACAGATCCGACCAAGTACACCTGGCGAAAATTTCAGGGCGATGACGGAGAGGACGGCGCCGATGGAACCCCTGGAGAAAACGGTGCGAATGGTGAAACCAGTTATCTGCATATCGCTTATGCAACAAGCGCGGATGGAAAGACAGGCTTTTCGACAACCAACGCCGTCGATAAAACGTATATAGGCCAATACGTGGATTTTACCAAGGCTGACAGCACCAATCCGGCGAAGTATCGTTGGAGCAAATTTCAGGGGCCGAAAGGAGATAAGGGAGAACAGGGTCCGCAGGGCTTGCGCGGCCTGCAGGGTGAAAAAGGTGACCAGGGAATTCAGGGACCCAAAGGCGCTGACGGAAAAGATGGAAAAACGACGTATTTTCACATCAAATATTCTGCGGTTTCGAATCCGACCTCTGCGTCTCAGATGACAGAGACACCGTCAAAATACATTGGAACGTATGTGGATTTTACACAGACGGATTCGGATGATCCGAAGAAGTACAGCTGGCAGCAGCTGGAAGGTTCGCAGGGGCCACAGGGAAAACAGGGAATTTCAGGTACCAATGGAGCAGACGGGAAAACCAGTTATCTGCACATCAAATATAGTAATGACGGTGGGAAGACATTCACCGGGAACAGTGGTGAGGATATTGGCGCTTATATCGGAACATGCGTGGACTATGCAAAAGATGATCCTACAAGTGTCGGAATGTATAAGTGGGCGAAAATCAAAGGCGAGGCTGGAGCCAAAGGTGATAAGGGTGATACGGGTAAGGGGGTTAAATCGACATCTGTTGCATACCAGGTTTCAACTTCCGGAACAACAGTTCCAACTGGCACATGGTCTGGGTCTGTGCCATCTGCATCCGCGGGGCAGTATCTGTGGACACGTACAATCATCACTTACACTGACAACACAACATCCACGATATATAGTGTCGGCCGTATGGGAACCAATGGTGCAAATGGCACCAATGGAAAGAGTATTGGATCAGTAGTCAATTATTACCTGGCAACGGCATCTTCCAGCGGAGTTACAACGGCGACGAGTGGATGGACAACAGCTGTCCAGTCGGTGTCTGCGGCTAAGAAGTATCTTTGGAATTATGAGGTTGTGAAGTATACCGACGGAACCGTGGCGAGTACAACTATGCCTTGCGTCATTGGATCATACGGTGATCAGGGAAGTAAGGGGGATAAAGGTGATACCGGATCAACCGGAAATGGTATTAAGGGGATCGTGGAGCATTACGCGGTTTCTTCATCCAATTCGACTGTTCCTACATCGTGGTCGTCTACGGTTCCGACAATGACAGAGAGCAACAAATATCTCTGGAACTACGAGACAATTACTTATACAAATGGGACAATGGTTGATACTATGAAACGAGTCATAGGTGTATATGGTAATAAAGGTGCTACAGGGGCTACAGGGGCTACTGGTTCACAGGGATATAGTCTTGTGGCAAATGTGGTTAGAGATGCCTTCACCGAGTCTCAGTGGACAAGATATGGAACGATTAATCACGAAGAAACTTGGTCCAGCACATCTGGTATCCGTAATGGTTGCCGGATTGGTGATATGTTTGCAATCGTTGGAACTGCAACGGACACAAAAAATGCTCATGTTGCTTATTATCGGAGTAATACTGCATCTGGAGATCTGAAAGGTTTATGTATAAGCCATACAATTATCCCGAGGGGTGCAACAGGAGCTACCGGCAGTAAGGGAGATAAGGGCGATACTGGTGCAAGTGGAAAAGGCGTTAAATCTACTGCAGTAACATATCAGGCAAGTTCGTCTGGAACTACGATCCCTACTGGAGTATGGTCAGCAACTCCTCCGGCGACAAGTGCGGACAAACCATATTTCTGGACTCGTACGATCATCACCTATACGGATAATACAACTTCAACTGCTTACAACGTTGGTAGTACACCGGAAGGAATTGTCGTCGGCGGACGAAATTTATTGGTGGGAACACATAAATCTCCCATAACGTATACCTATCCAACATCGGGATATGCTGATAAATGCTCATGGAAAACAACGGTCTTACTAAATGGAAGTGTATATACATTATCCTTCTGGGCAAAGTCATCTGTCAATGGCGATAAAATACGAGTGCATTTTTATAATCCGTCAAATATTATTTCTGTAGTTGGCAGTCAAGGACAAAGATCAACCGCCATCGATGGTTTGTGCGACTTCGTTCTTACTACTACAATGACAAAATATTGGGTTACATATACGATACCTAAAGGTGGAAATAGCACGAGAAGTGTTATAATTCCGAGATTAGGTCTAGGTGCTACTGGCACCGGAACACTTACTTTTCAATGGGAAAAATTAGAAGAAGGCAATATGGCCACAGACTGGACACCGGCACCTGAGGATTATGTGTCTTTTGTTGACGTGGAGTATTATCTCTCAACTTCGGCAACTTCATTGTCCGGTGGATCATGGTCGACGACAGCGCCGACATGGGTTAATGGAAAGTATATGTGGAGCCGTACGATAACAACGGATGGAGCTGGTAACAGAACATATTCACCAAATCAAAATGGAGTCTGCATTGCAGGAGCACAGGGAGCAACCGGAGCCAAAGGTGATAAAGGAGATACTGGAGGGACTGGTGCAACCGGTAAAGGCGTTAAATCTATTGTAGAACAGTATTACAAATCAACGTCAGCAACAGCCATGTCCGGCGGATCGTGGAGCACGACTTATCCTGGATGGGAGAACAGTAAATATATTTGGACGAGATCAGTTATCACGTATACAGATAAAACAACTACCACCACTACAGCTGTTTGTGTAACAGGTACTAAGGGATCAACCGGAAATGATGGTAAGACTTCTTACGTCCATATAGCATATGCTAATATCACATATATGTGTGAAGAAAATAGTTCCCTCACCCTTACAAGTGCAACAGTATGTCGATATGGAAAACAGGATAAATGGGTATATAAGATTCTTGAAGCTGGTACATATACTGCTAATTCGACACTGTTTGGTAGTGATCCGATTAATGGAATAGTTAAAGAAGTTAATAAAATTACCGATTTCTCTATCTCAGACAGTAGTGGAAGAGCCTACATGGGTCAATATACAGATTTTGAGCAAGCTGGAAGCAATGACATATCTAAATATGTTTGGACAAAGGTACAAGGTGTAAAAGGAGAAACAGGTGCGAAGGGGGATAAAGGAGATAAAGGAGATACTGGTGCTACTGGGCCAAAAGGTGAGACGGGGGCTACGGGTGCGCCAGGTAAGGACGCAAATCAGGTAGTGCATACGGTAAATGGAAACGGTGAGTCAAATCTTTATGTTGAATTTGCTACAATAAAGATCACAGGTTCGTATGCAAATCATCCAACAACATTTAAACTTGGTGGCAGAGGTTTTGAGACAACAGATGTCCAGTTTAGTTTTATCTCTGCAAATAACTCAGATCCTGGATTGCATTTCCTAAGATCTTCAGGCGGATGGTCGTTATGGATTTATAAAAAGACTACTTCAACGTGGGGCCTTATAACAAGATTAAATGAACCGTATGGACATCTGAGAGTATTTAACTATACTCAAGGTTCTGGTCCATATACAGTGACGTGGACATCAACCAAATTAGCTTCTTTACCATCTGGTTCAATTAATGCGAATCCTTTACAAGCAGCAAAAACAGCCACCAACTTTATGCAGTTTACTGATGGGACCGGATTGGAAGTTGGTAATAAAACCAGCGGATCTTGGTCTGGCTATCGGACTAAGATTTCAGCATCAGCATTTGAGATTCTTAACCAGGCAGGAACGACACTCGCATATTATGGTGATAAGTTGATCCAGCTTGGAAAGAACGCAAAAGATGCGGTTATTGAGTTATGTGGCGGTGTCGGTAAGATTTTGGTTGAAACAAAATCCGGCAATGCGGCTCTGTCAATCCAGAGCGAATATGTGGATATTAAAGGTGTCCACGAATCTGTATTGGAGACATCAAGTTCTTCTGGAAGCTGTATAGCCGGAGCTGTTGACGATTCTTTTGTTGTAAATACTTACTCGGATGCCAACAACAAAGCAAACTTCGATATTGGTAACGGTAGCATTATTCTTGAATCAAAGAAGAAAGGTTATCAGGCAGAGGTCGAATTTTATGGCTGTGGCTGGTCTGGAGGAGTGTATACTGGAGCGTTCGCACCGACCAAGGCGTACTCCGAAAAGATTATGTTAGGAGATAGTGGAAGAGTATGGGAGCGTTTGATTGTTAAAAACTCCCCACAGGTCACATCCGATCGCCGCGCCAAAACAAACGTATTTCCACTCGGTGAGAGCAAGATCAATAAGACGGATATTCATTCAGAGCTGTTCGATCGCTTAAAACCAGTTCAGTATCGGATGATTGACGGTGATGGGCGCATTTGTTATGGATTCGTCGCACAGGATGTCGTAGAAGCCATGCGAGAACTCGGAATCCGAGAAGACGAGCTGGATCTGGTACACCACGACAGGAAGAACACTGAGGATAGCTATATTGATACTTATAGTATGGTATATACCAATTTGATTGCGATAATAACGCATGAGCTTCAACTCGAAAAGCAAAGAAGATCGAACCTTGAAGTAGAGGTTGCGGATCTAAGAAGTGAACTTGAATCCATGAGAGATAATATCTCTGGAGATACAAATTAATTTTTAGGAGGACAAAAAATATGGCAGTATCAGCAACTTACACAAAGGACATTCATTATTCTGGAATCATCACAGTTGACGGCGAGACTGTTGTGTCTATGGACGCCAATATGGATGCAAAACATCCGGATGTTCCAATTGTCAATCGCTACATCAACAACGGTAGAAAGTATCGTGCCAATAAAAAGGATATCGATGATGTTGTTGATAAATTTGAGAATGACATCTGGGACGAGTATGATAAGTACACTGCAGAGCTGGAAGAAAAGGAAAAAACTGAGTAGGGCCGGAAACGGTCCTTCTTCTGCGTTCAATAGTGGGAAAGAGAGACAGAGCAGTGAATGAAATATTAATGCAGACATATACGATAGCACTTCCAGTGCTGCTGGGCTACATCGTCTGGCTCTTAAAAAATCAGAAAAGGGATCGAGACGCGAACAGTAAGGGAACTATGTTACTACTCAGAGTCCAGCTGATTGAGTACCACAGCAAGTACACACAGCTTGGAGACATCCCATCCTATGCATACCAGAACTTCTGCGAGATGTACGAAGCCTATCATGTGCTTGGTGGAAACGGTATGATCACAAAGATGAAGCAGGAAATTGATGAATTACACTTAAAAAAGAAAGGCGATTGACATGGAACAGATTATGAATTATGTAAAACCGGAACTGATCATTGTAGCTATTGTCCTGTACTTCCTTGGCATGGGACTGAAACAGGCACAGGCTGTAAAGGATAAGTATATTCCTCTGATTCTCGGCGGCGTGAGCATCGTCCTGTGCGCCGTTTGGGTACTGGCCACCAGCGAGGTCTGCACCGGCCAGCAGGCGGCGATGGCAGTCTTTACAGCGGTCACGCAGGGAATCCTCGTCGCAGGGCTGAGCAACTATGTGAATCAGATTATTAAACAGACACAGAAACCAGAGTAAGGGCGGCCGAAGACCGTCCTTCTTTTGCGCCGGCGCAAAAGAAACGATACAGGCACGCAAAGATGCGTGTTATTTTTATGCCTTTTTGGGGAGAAAATGCGATGAAAGTAATTGAATATGGGGAGAAGTCCTGTCAGGGTATGCTCCTGACCTCCCCGAAGAAACGGAAGACATGGCGAAAGGCTGTGTCTTATTTTTGTTCGCAGGTAGGGCGAAAAAAATAAAAATACCTCTTGACGGTTACGCGTAACAATGATATATTAAATGTAACGCGTAACGCAAGGAGGTGAGAATAATCGCGGATAATAGCAGAGCCGATTACATGAAAACCAGAAGGGAAAAGCAAAAAACCTTTAGTGTGACTGTTGACAAAGAAAAAATGCTAAAATTTGAAGAAAAATTATTAAAGCAAAAAAAGTCAAAGTCCGAATGGTTGAATGAGAAAATCGACGAAGAATTAAAAAAATAAGAAACACTCACCAACCTACCAAGTCAACTGAGTGTTTCTGCACAGAGGAAATCCCTCTATGAAATATATTATCATAGATAGGGATTTCCTGCAATTAAAAGATTGGAGGAAAATAAACTATGAATGAAATTACGAACAACACAGCAAACCAGACACCTATTGAGATCGCACTGGGAATTGATGAAGAGGGATATACCACAGCCAGAGCATTGTATGAGTTCCTGAGTGGAGAGAAAAGTCATTTTGCGAGATGGGCGAAAAAGAATATCGAAGAAAATGAATATTTTGAGGAAGATGTTGACTGGTGGAGGTTCGCCACCGTGGCGAACGGTAATGAATGCAGGGATTACCGCCTTACTACGGATTTTGCAAAGCACCTTTCGATGGAAAGTCATTCAGCCAAAGGAAAGATTGCGCGCCAGTATTTCCTTAAAGTGGAAGAAAAGTTGAAAGAGACTGTACGCCATGCCGTCCCCATGACGATCCCGGAGCAGATCCAGCTTCTTGCGATGGGCAATGTGGAACTGAACCAGAAAGTAGATACGCTTGATAAGAAAATAGAACGTCTGGAATATGATCTTCCGATTCTTGGCATTGAGATCGACCAGATCACCGCGGCGGTGAAGAAGAAAGGCGTAGAGTGTCTCGGAGGCAAGAACAGCGAGGCCTATTCAGACAGATCCCTCCGAGGAAAGGTTTACAACGATATCTACCGTGAATTAAAACGCCAGTTTGGCGTCACTACATACAAGGCGATCAAGCGAAATCAGTGTGAACATGCGGTAGCCGTAGTCGCTGGGTATCAGCTTCCATACGTGTTGGCGGAGCAGGTAGCATTCAAAAATGCTCAGGCTAATCTGTGGGGAGGTGTCCGGGCATGAATCAGACGACATATGACATCGAAAAAGAACTGAAGATTTCAGCAAATCAGCCAGTCGTATTTTTCAAAGATACACCACTTGGCGATTTATACGAAGCATTTGAGCAGGCTCTGAACCGTAAATGCGATCCTTTTGCGGCATCTGTATTTTACAATCTCGGGAAAGTACATGGAATCCGTGAAGAAAGATCTAAAAGAAAAGAGAAACATATTTAATTAAAGTATAAGAGGGCGTTGGCACTTGGTCATGAATAATGAAGTGTTGACAGGCCCTCTTTTTATACCCATTTTTAAATAATTGCGCCGGCGCAAATCTGCCGGAGAAAGGGAAGTATCATGAGAATTGACAGATCTTTTATCAGCAACCAGAACACATACGAAGAGAACGATCCGCGGTGCATCGTAGTCCACAACACGGACAATTTCCGTGCGGGTGCCGATGCCCGCACACATGCAGAAGCGCAGCATAATGGTGAGCTGTCCAATATGTCTGCCCACTATTACGTTGATGATGGAGAAACAGCATACCAGGCAGCGCCGCACAGCAGAGGATGCTGGCACGTCGGAGTCAACTATGGCGGTGCTAACCTGTTTGGACGCTATGGCAATCGGAGCAGCATCGGCGTGGAAATGTGTGTGCAGAGCGGATATGACTATGAGAAGGCTTTCCGTAATACCGTTGCGGTGGTCAAGGAGATCATGAGAGAAACCGGAATCCCGGCATCCATGGTATATCGGCACTATGATATCTGCAGCAAGCACTGCCCTAGCCAGATTATGGAAAGGGATGACTGGGGTCGCTTCAAGAAGTTGATCAGCGGTGCATCCAACACGCCGAAGCAGCCGGAAAATACGAAATACGAGCCTGGAATCTATAAAGTCAACGATGCAGCGCTCAACATCCGTAAGAGGCCGAACGTTGACAGCGAAATTGTCGGAGTGATCCGGGATAAGGGCAGCTACACGGTGACGGAGATCCAGAATACGAGTTGGGGACGGCTGCTCTCTGGCGCTGGCTGGATTAACTGCCATACTAAGTATTGCACTTATGGCGGCGCAGCTCCGAAAGAGGAGCAGAAACCGACCGCAAAAGCGATCTCAATTGATGGCGTATGGGGTCCGGAGCTTACCCGCCGCCTGCAGGAGATCTTCGGGACCGGCGTGGACGGGAAAATCAGTAACCAGCCCACGACAAACAAGAAATACTGCGTCGGTATCACAGCGGCCGAGTGGAGCAATCATCTGTCCGGCGGATCAGCTCTGATCAAGGCCATCCAGAAATGGTCGGGGGTAACCGCTGACGGTTACATCGGACCGCAGACCATCCGCGCGATGCAGCGCAAGCTCGGCACAACGGTTGACGGCGTGATCAGCTACCCGTCCGCGATGGTACGTGCCCTGCAGGAGTGGTGCAACCGGCAGTGATCAGCAATTAAAAAGCCCCGGGAGACCCCGGGGCAAAAAGAAACGCCGCAACTACGCGGCGTAAAGAATAATTCTTTTTTCTGGTCATTTTGGATGTTCTGACCATGTGTTATAATAACATGTATATAGAAGAAAAGCAATAAAAATTCCCGGGCAAATTACCCGGGAAAACATATTGTATCATCGAAATTTTTACAGTTACAACATATCATCTGGTATTGCACTCCGGTGGCCCGGATGTCAATACCAGATGATACGCCCAAAAGTCCAGCGTTTATGCGG